GCGCCCTCGGTGTGCCGCGGCGGGGTGCGGGTGCCGCTGCCGGGTGGGGGGTAGGGCAGGCGCAGGATTACCTGCGCGGAGGCGACGGTCTCGGGGGACGGGACAACGGCCCCCGCGTCGGAGTCGTATCCGGTCTCCCAGCAGACGCATCCCCCGAGGTAATCGAGAAATCCAAAGGGTGGGGAGAAAAGGTTTGGGATTTCCTAGCGGGTGCCGCAAAGGCCGCTTGGGATTTCGTAACCGCCCCCCTGAAATGGTTCAACGACGCTATCGCGGGAGCGTGGAAATCCCTCACCAATATGGGCGGCGGGGTCCTCTCTAAGCTCGGCGAGGGAATAGCGAATTGGCCGATTAAAGCGATCAAGGATTGGATAGCCGACGCAATTGGCATACCCCATTTCGCTAATGGTGGATACACGCCGGGCGGTCTTGCTCTGGTCGGCGAGAACGGCCCGGAACTCGTGTCCCTGCCGCCCCGGTCGTATGTGCATCCCACCCAGCAGCTCGCCCAGCTCGCCGCCGCATCCCCGGCGGTACGGGGTCCGGCCAGCTACCGGGTCGAGGTGAACATCCCTGACGGGGCGCTCCGCAGCCTCGACGACCTCGTCGCGTTCCTGCGGATGCTGCCGCTCGCAGTCCGACGTATGGAGGGAGTACCCATCTGATGGCCACATACGTGACCTACGGGCCGTGGGCACCGTCTAGTGGCGCCTCGAAGCGCATGAGGATTCGCATCACGTGGGTGATGTCGGATCCCCGCCCGGGTGACACCACCGTGTCGGTGTCCGTGCAGATCGCCCTCGAGGCCGGCTACCGGTTCTGGGACAGCTCTGCCCAGTACGCCCGCTCCGGCACTTTCGGGTCCCGCTCCGAGAGCCGCCCCGTCCGGGTCGACGTCACCGGCGGATCCACGGTCCTGGAGTCCTTCTCCGATGTATTCCCGCTGCGCCCGAGGGGATATGACATTTCCTGCGCCGCGTCGCTGAGCGGAGTTGACTATATCGGCGGCGGGGTGCGGGCCTTTCATGAGTCGACGCTGTGGATCCCCGCGCACGGCTCGGCCAGGCCAAACACCCCTAGCCCGGGGGCGTATCGCATTACCGATCGGGCTATTCGTGTCGAGTGGCCTGCCGTGCCGCTGGCGACTCACTATCGCATAGAGAGATGGGTTGAATCCGACAAGGCATGGACGCGTATCGGAACGATTTACGGCACATCCTATGTGGATTATGGGGTGTGGGAAAATGATCAATTCCGATACCGCGTCGACGCGTGGAATGGGGCTTTGGATTCGTCGTGGGGTGAATCGAATTACATTCGCACAACCCCATCCCAACCGTCGCTGGGTATTTCTCGAATAGCCGGAAATATTCGGGTCGAGCTGCGCCACAATGCCCGCTACCCACAAAGGTGGCAGCTCGAGCGGCGCGTCAACGGTGGCGAGTGGCGGTCGTGGCTGAGTGGCGGCGACGGCGCAGCCGTCGGGGAGATGACCCCGCAGCCCGGCGAGACGTGGCAGTACCGTGGCCGCACCGGTACCGGCGTGGGGGCGGAGCTGTGGTCCACATGGGCTGTGAGCGCCGACGTACCCGCGCTCGTCCCCCCAGCCGCCCCGACACTCCTGGCGCCGATCGGCACTATCTCGAGTGAGGAGCAGGCCGTCCTGACGTGGCGGCACGAGCCGATCGACCGCACCCCGCAGCAGCAGGCCGAAATCCAGTACCACGCCGCGACCGCACCAGCGGATGCGTGGCAAACCGCCACGGTCACCGGGTCGGTGCAGGAGCTACGGGTCCCGCTGACCGTCGGTGACTGGGTGTGGCGTGCCCGCACCCGAGGTCTCCATGCCGACCCCGGCCCGTGGTCGCCCCTAGCTGGTTTCACGGTCGCCCTCCCGCCTACGGTGACAATCGAGTCACCGCAGGATGGGCAGACCGTGGAGGCGTCCCGCCTGACGGTCACCTACACCGCCACCGACCCCGGCGGGGCGGCGATCCTCGGATACGACGCCACCCTCACTGACAGCGGCGAGTCCCGTCAGGTCGCGGCCTGGCAGGACCGCAGCCACCCGGGCAGGGTGGAGGCCCCCGCGCGACTGGAGGACGGCCATGACTACGTCTACGCCATGCGGGTGCAGTCCGGCACCGGGCTGTGGTCCCAGTGGGTGCGCGTATCCATCCATGTCGACTACGCCGACCCCGCCGTACCGACTATCTCGGCCCGCTGGGTCGAGGAGGAGGGCTACGTCGTCGTCACCGCCGAGGCCGGTAGCGACGCCGCGGCACCTGCGACCGTGGAGCTGCGCGTCGAGGTCTCCCGAGACGACGACGCCACATGGCAGCCACTCGACACGATCACCGGCACCTCAGGCACGGTCATCGATCCGAGACCGTACCTCAACCGGTCGGTGGGGTATCGGGTGCGGGCTGTGTCTGCGCTGCCGTCGGAGACGCTCTCCGACACGGTGCGGGTCGGCACCCCCACCCGGCGTCTGTGGCTGGAGGGTGACGACGGCACCCGCGCGCACCTGATCCTCGACATGGAGCTGGCCGAGACCCACGGGCATGAGCTGGTGCTAGCCGAGTACGAGGGCGACACCTACCCCACCCCGCATTTCGGCACCGCCCGGAGTGACCAGAGCACCTTCTCGGGGCTGCTGACGCCCCGGCACGGCTCCCCCGCTGACGTGTGGCTGCGGCTCCTCGGGCAGCGGATCTGGTACCGCACCCCCACCGGGGTGCTGTGGCGCGCCGTACTAGCCGCGTCCGGGATCCCGCTCAAGCACCACCGCGGCCAGTCCCGCGCGGTGGGCGTGACAGGGACGGCGGTGAGGATCAGTGAGTGAGTACTGGACGATCGATCTCCTGGACCGTCAGGAGCGGCTCCTAGGCCCGTTCGGGCGCTTCCTCGGAGGCTCGTTGGACTGGTCGGTCGACAAAGCCATCCACGGGGGTGGGTCGCTGGAGATACAGGAGCCGCCCGAGGATATCGATTGGCTGACCGCGCGGCTGCGGATCACCCACCACAGCGACGGCCATGTCACCCCGATGGGGGTGTGGCTGCCGGTGTGGCCGGAGTGGCATCACGACCCGCCCGTCAAAAAGGCGACGATTCAGGTGCTCGACAAAACCTCAATCCTGTCGCGCGAGCTCGGGAAGCGTCTCCAGTATGAGATCGGGACGTCCGTCACCGATGTCATCCCGGCGATCATCCGCGGCCGGGGCGAGACAGCAATCGCGATCACACCCTCCCCCAAAACCCTCCGCAGCACATTGACATGGGAGCCGACGGACACCTACCTCAAGGCCATCAACGACATGCTGGACGCCATCGGCTACGGGGCGCTGTGGTGCGACCCGAACGGATGGTACCGGGCGGAGCCCTGGCGCACCCCGCAGCAGCGGCCCCTAGTCGCCTCCTACGGCGGCGAGCTAGGCGACTACCGCGTCCTACGCGACTACAAAGACACCGCCAACCTCAGCGACATACCGAACATTTGTGTCGCCTACAGCAAAGCCGACTCCGATCAGCAGGCCCTCCGGGGTGAGGCGCGTCTCGACGACCCCAACCATCCCCTCGGCATCCCGCGCCGCGGCGAGATCGTGCGCGTCACAAAAGACCTTGAGGCCGCCGACCAGTCGGTGATCAATCAGCATGCGCGGCGTCTGCTCGCGACCGCCACCGAGGTGACGCGACGCGTCACCTACCGGCACCCCGTGGACGACGTGCAGCTCCGTGACCGCGTCAGGATCCGCCGACCCGGCGTGGACGGAGTAGTCGTCGCCCGCCGAATCACCCTCAGCGTCGGCCCCGTCGTCGAGGACACCGCCCGACACATCTACACACAAGGAGATCCTCTATGGATTTAGCAGCTGCTCAGAATCTTCTAGCAGGCAGCATCGCCCAGCAGACCGGTCAGGATGGCCGCTGGCAGTGGGGCCGCTGGGACGGCAATTCCGTGTACCTCGACGACGCCCCAGACGTGCCGCTCATCGCGGACAACGCAGCTGGGGATCTGCTGCCCGGGTCCCGTGTCTACTGCCAGCTAGTGGGCCGCCGGGTGATCATCCACGGCCCGGTCAAGCCGATCCCGGAGTCGCACTCGGGCGGCTCGTCGGATGGCCAGTGGTATCGCTCCCCGGACGGGGTGCAGATCTGCTGGCAGCGCGTTCAGACCACATCTGCGGCCACCAGCCCCTACGGGTCTCTGCACATGCTGCGGCATCTGTGGGTCTTCCCACAGCGATTCCTACTGCCGCCAGCGGTGACTGTGGGGCGTCTCCAGCTCGGCGCCGGCGCAGCGCTTATCGCATCTACAGAGGACCCAGAGCCACATCAGTGCATGGTGCGTGCCATGGATGTCGTCGCCCGCCCACAGGGAACCCCCCTGTATTTCACCGCCATCGCAATCGGGCGATGGAAGTAGCGGAGGAGGGAACCTGTGGAGTACATCGGCAAAAACTACCGAGACCGCGACGCCTATCTCGCAGACATCCCGGCAGCCTGGTGGCGGCTATGGCGCGCCTGCGTCGCCCGCGACCACCCAGACATCAAAATCGTGCTCATCCAAGCGGCGGGCTCCGCCACGGCGTCGGCAGGGACGCACGCCGACGGCTGGGCCATCGATCTCCAGACGTGGCATCTGACCCGAGAGCAGCGAGAGCGTCTCGTCGCTCATATGCGCCGCTACGGCGCCTCCGGCACGTGGTACCGCTACCCGCCCGCTTTCGAACCACACATTCACGCGGCCCTCGATCCGGGCCGACGCACGACAAATTCCAGCTATCAGGTGGCGGCTGTGAGGGCCGGCTATGACGGGCTGGGCTCCGGCGGTCGCAGAGGCCGCGACATCCATCCGGCGCCCGACGAATGGATCACCGCTGAGGAGGGCATTCGTCAGATGAAGGCGCGCCTCTCCGCGGACGACAACACCCCCTGGGAGGAACCCATGAACCAAGACACCAAGAACGAACTCGCAAAGATTCGCGACGGCATCCTCGACAGCCACCTGCCCGGCTGCGGCACCCTCAAGGAAGCCATCATCGACACCACTGTCCGCGTCCGCGACCTCGCCCAGGATCTCGCGGATATCCGTCGCGGCGGCAGCGACCCAGAGTGGACCCCCCTGAATCAGGAGATCGCCTGGATCCGGGATGAGACTCGTGCCACCAAGGCGCAGGTCAAGGAGCAGGAGACCAAGCTTGCTGGGCTGGAAGCCAAAGTCGATCGTGTCCTGGCGATCCTGGAGGCGCAGCGCGGATGACCCCCCTAGAGGGGCCGCCCGGCGTATGGATACTTCCGCCGTGGGAGGTCCTCGGCGGCATCCTCGCCGGCGTAGCCGCCCTCGTCACAGCCATCGCTGGCGGCGCCAAGGTCCTCTGCGAGCTACGAGAGCTACGACACCAAACCGGGCAGGCCGCCGCCGATGCCGCAGCTGTACTGGCGCAGCAGCACACCAACGGCGGCAAATCCATGCGCGACGCCCTCAACCGCGTCGAAGCGTTGACCACGCAGCTCGTCACCGAGCAGGCCGCACTACGAGACGACATGTCTGACGTGCGCACCGCACAGCGCCGTCAGGACGCCGAGCTGGCACGGATCCACCGCACCGTCGCCGCGGTGGGGGATCGGGTCACACAGGAGTCGGCCCGCACCGCGGCGCAGCTATCTGACCACTCCGAGCGCGTCCGCGCCCTGGAGCAACACGAACACGAAAAGGAGACATACCCCCAATGATTTGGACCAAGCAGCCGCCACCCGGTCTCGATTGGCTTACT